AACCAATTAACACAAGTTGCTCTTGGCGCTCAAACAATTGGCGACCAATTAGTTAAAGTTCAAACAACTCTCACGACATCATTTGGCGGTCAACTGCCAACAACGCTAAAAGATTTTGACTTGGCGTTAAAAAATATTGATAAATCTACTAAAGAAGGCATTAAACAATTTAGCGATTTATTTTTAATCCGCGAGCAGTTTGCAGCATTTACTCAAAGCATTGACACTTTAAAAGGTGGCGTAAAAGGGGCTTTATTCGGCATTGTAAGTGATGCGGAAAAGCAACAAATGCTACAAGCAGACTTAGCTAAATTGTTTGGAGATTTGGGTCGCGATGTTCCAGCCTCAATCCAAGAGCTTATTGATTTAGGAAAAACGATTGATTTTACAACTAAAGAAGGCCTGGATTTAGCGGCGGTATTCCCAAGCCTAGTTCAAGCATTCAATGAAACTCAATCCTCTGTTGAAAGTTTGCTAAACACGCTAAAAGATACTTCTGCTTTCAAGACATTGGCTGACTATAATATTTATAGCGGCATTGCTTCAAACTATGGCGTAGCTTTCGCAAACAGCAATATGCCAAGCTATGAGGTTGGCACTGGCTATGTTCCAGAAACAGGAATGGCAATGTTGCATAAAGGTGAGGCTGTATTAACAAGTGCCGAAAATGCAACAATACGTGAAACAAATGCGCAAATTGTAATGGAGATTAAGGGCTTGAGAGCTGATTATCAAAATATGCGTAGCGAGTTCCAGTCAATTGCTATTAGTAATGCAAAGATTGCGAAAAATAGCGATACAATGACTAAAGATGGTTTGATTATTCGTGATGTTGGATTGGATGGAAACCCACAAATATTACTTGTAGAGGTGGTTGCGTAATGAGCGATAGTACATTTTATGCAACCGACCCATTTCCAGTATTGGATGTGAATTTAACTTCTAGCAATGTAGCTGAAACAGACTATCCCGCTTGGAGTAGCGGCACTATGTACTCAATATTAAATGAGCGCGTTATTGTTGTATCGGCTGATGTGCATAGCATATATGAAAATATTAATACTGCTGGAAACATAAACAAAAATCCATTAACAGAGCCTACATTTTGGGTTTTTGTTTCAACCACAAACCGCTGGAAAATGTTTGATAATTCAAATACTTCTCAAACCGTTAATGAGGATTTAATTCAAGTAGAACTTACTTTTACATCGCGCCCTAATAGTGTTTATTTTGGCAACGTAGAAGCGCAAACAATTAGATTAAAAATGACCGCAACTGATGGCGTAACAGTAGTTTACGACCAAACTTTTCAAATGTATGAAAACACTGGTGAGCCTGCTAGTTATTACGCATTCTTTACGGCTAGGATTAGACGTAAGCAAGACTTATTTATTACGGGCTTGCCTCCATTAGCTAATGCAAAATTAGAGGCATGGATTGTTAACGATGGGGCAGATGCTAAATGCGCGACAATGGTTGTTGGGTATGCAGAGGACATAGGTGTAACGCTTCTTAATGCAAGTGTTGGTATTCGTGATTTTTCAGTTAAACGCAGAAATGATTTTGGTGATTTTGAAGTATTAGAACGTGCGTTCAGCAAAATTGGTGAATTTAGTGTTTTTTGTGATAACGGTGAGATTGACAGAATAGCAAACGTACTGAATGGATTTAGAGCGCGCCCAATTGTGTATATTGGCACTAAACTTTATGGTTGTACCTTTATATATGGCTTTTATAACGACTACCAATTAGCAATTCAATATAACGAAAAATCATTACTTAACATTGAAATAGAGGGGCTTACATAATGCCAATTACTCCAGTAGAAGAATACACAGGCGTGTCGCCTGCATTAACTCAATCACAGCCTGACTTTGATATTAATACACAAGATGCGTTAGACTTTTCATTAGGCTTGCCAGCAAGTATTAATACATTTATTGATGAACTTAATGCCGAGGGGACAATATTAACTCTTTCAACAAGCGGAACAAGCACAACATCAAATACAGTCGGTGCAGGCGCAAAAACATTTGTAAGCCAAACTGGCAAAGGGTGGCAAGCTGGCAATTCGCTTGTAATTGCTAGAACAAGCGACCCAACAACGCAAATGCGCGGCATTGTTACAAGTTACAACACTGGCACAGGTTCTTTAGGCTTTACTTCTCAGGCATTTGATGGAAGTGGAACTTATACAGACTGGACTATTAGCCAAGGTTTTGCGGTAACAAGCATACCAGAAGATGGCGGTGTTATTGCATCTAGCTTGGCAGGTTCAGCCGTTAATGCCACAGCAATGACTAACGGCTATATTGTTGCATCTGTAGCAGGGAATGCGCTTACTATAGCCATTAAAACGCTGGCTGGAACTGACCCATCTGCAACAGACCCTGTAATAGTAGTATTTAGAAACGCAACATTAACTAACGGTAGCTATGTAGTTAGAAGTGTGACAGCGGCAACTTCTTTAACGGTGCCTAATACTGCCACTCTAGGAACGACTAATAATTTATTAGCTAAGTTAAATGCTTTGTTAATTGATAATGCTGGAACGGTTGAGCTGGCGATACAAAATCCTACAGGTCAAATTCAATTAAATGAAAATGGCGTCATTTCAACTACTGCAATTACTACAGGTTCTGAAAGTGTTGCAGGGAAATCAGGATAACCCCACTCACTGCGAGGCGTTTTGCTTGCTTCATAATGTTGCCGAAGCGTAAGCGATTCGGGCTTGTCACTTGTTTTGCGATTAAGCCCGAAATCAAACTCACAATATTCAATGAGTGCGCTTAGTTCGGCTTCGTAAAATTTGCATCGTCGTTAGAAGCCTCTAAAACTTGGTCAATCCAATGCGGATTGTTTACTAAGGCTTGTTTCAAAATAGCTTTATCAAATGGCTGTGTTACGTTTTCCCATCCAATAATGCGAACTAATGCGCCTTCTAATGTTTGCTCTTTTAATTCGTCAATATCAGTAGGCTCTAAATCTTTACCGCGCTTTTTAGCCATCGCTTCTTCGCGTTGCATTTTGCTAAATACTTTTTTTGACCATGTTTGCACTGCATTTGCATGTTTACCTAGGACGTTAAACGCGATTCCTGCGTCTGTGCCGTCGCCATTTTTCATTGACAATATAAAGCCTTGCTCACTATCTTTTACCGCGTTAAAACCTAAAATATCTACTGTCTTAGTCATAATGTAAGCCCTTATAATTGCGCCCTTAAATAAGAAGCCAACGGAAGCCGTAAGGGCGGCGGTATTCGGTTTCCCTATCCGTTAGCTAAACTGTTATAAAGTTGTATCTACGATTGCCATGGTTGTTGCATCGTTAATGGTTGAACCGTCAATTCGCTCTAAGGCTGTGTAATCGCCATCTAAAACTAAAACCACTTCGCCGTCCGTGACACTCCCCGACCCTAATTTAACGCGCGGTAAAGTCACTGCAAACGCATCTGTGCCACTTGCAGAACGTAAAGCGTAAGTAATTGAAACTTCTGTTTCAGCATCAAAGTAATTTAAGAATGTTGTATCTGTAAAAATAGCAGATAGCGAACCAGTTACGTTTACTTTGCCTTTTGCATAATCACCGATTGAAGTTGAACCGATAACTGGCACCATGTCTGTATTAGATGCTAGGTTTACTGCCAATGATGTGACTTTGCGCGATACAACACCGTTAACTAGCAACAAGCCATCTACACCGCTGTAAGTGCCTTCGTTTGTTTGCGCCACTGGTGAAGTGAAATATTGTGTGCCTGTTGCTGGCTCTGCGTTTTTACCCATAAAGCCAAATTCAATTGTTGCCATAGAGTTAGGCGCAACATTTATTGACATTGTGTCAACAATTTGACCTGTAAAAATACGGCTTATGCTGTCATCAGAAAACCATTCTTCAATTGAGAATGATTTATCTGTATGACCAGTTGCAGGAACGTATGTTTTTTTACCGCTTACTGCGATGGTAACTGAATCGCCAGCCGCTTCATTGACTAATGCGCCATCTTCATCAAAGTGTTCAACGGTTAGCGTTAATGCAACAACATTGGTCACAATGAATAAGCCATTGTTTGCAGGGTCTGTAAAGCCAGTTACTGTTACAGGGTCACCTACTTTGAAGCCATCAGTAATGTATGAGCCGCTTGAACGTGGGAATGTAGACACGCCAGCAGATTCGTTTGCGCTAATGGTAATCACAGCAGTTGTGGTTGCGCCCGTAGTAAAGTCACGGCGTAATGCCGCTTGAATAAAATCACCGTAAGCAGAACCGCTAATCTCACCGCTTAATGTGCCGTTGCCACGACGTGTGCCATGACGAAAATCTTTTACTTGTTGCGATGTGTTAATTTCATCTGATTGATATGTATCTTTTTCAAGCTGAAAACTTGAAGTTACACGACGCAATGTTTGCGCGTTTGGTGATGTTGCAGCAGGTTTAGTACCCCATGCGCTTTCTACTTTGTAACTTACTACCTTATTAATACCGTCTGCCATGATAATTCCTTTTATAAAAGCCTGTTAATAGGCAAAAAAATAGCCCACATTAAGTGAGCTTGTTGATTGCCCTTTCAGGCGGTTACTACACTGGTTGTATTTCGCTTCTGTAAAATACGCTAATTGGTATGCAATAACGTTCGTTTTCAATAAATGCAGGTGCAATGGTTGGAGTTGTAATAACTTGTATCACTTGCCCCGCTTCTGTCATGCTAGTGCCACGTTTAAAATGATTCACTAATAAATCAGCACGTGTTTTAGCTAATTGCGAACCACCATTATTAGGATATTTCAAAGTGACTTGAAAAACGCCAACTTCACGATAATATCCATCACCTAGAGTCGGATTTTCAGGTTGCGCAGGTAATAAGTAAGTAGATTGATAAGCTGTACCAGTAACAGGCGTGTAATCTTTATTCTCGTATTGTGTAGGTAATAAAGGTGTTAAAAGTGCTAATCTTTTCTCAAATGCGCGTTGTATGTTTAAGTTAGACATATTTACCTTTTACCTCAAAAGCCGCGCCTTTTAATACTGTGTTTAATTCTGCAAGTGTAGTTCTTGTCATTCCATTCGGGCTTTGTTTAGACCATCCCTCATATTCTAATCGGTATGCGTATGGCAATGAGTTCGTTATAAAAATTGTTTGACCATTAATATTTAAGCTATTAATTTCAGGCTTATTGTTAGCGGCTGTAAACGTTTCTTTAGTTAAAGTGTTTACCGCGCCATTACCAACAATCCAATTGCCTCTAAATCTGCCAGTGTCTACTGGGCTTTTGCTAACCAATCTTTTGTCAATTTCAACAATTACAGCCTTTGCATAATCGTCTAAAGCGTTTTTACTTTTAGCTATGTGCCTAGCTATATCAGCTCTAAATTTATTGTTAGCCATTATTTACGAATGTGGGCTGTCCACAAAACAGTTACGTTAGCAGGTGCTAATCTTTTTACGTTTATAACCGACCAAGCAACGCCATCAATAATCAATAAGTCGCTTACGTCCATATCCGGTATCGTAGGTGCAA